GCAGCTGGGTATAACCAGATGTGGAGCCATTAAGTTTAAGTGGCATAGGTCACCTCACACAATGGTCCATGTTGACCCGGTTGGGATTGTAACAGTCACACCACTATTAATAGTGATTGGTCCTGCTGACATAGCGTTCCAGCTACCTGACTTGCTTCCACCAATGGAATAGTCAGCTGTCACAGTTGTCTGGTTTTCCCAGAAAATCTGGTTGCCGCTAGCGCCTGATGCGCCGCTACCTACTGCTGCCCACACAGACCCATTGTAGCCTTCAAAAACAGCATTTGTAGTATTGAACCTCATCATACCGGCGAGAGAGATAGCACCTGATGGCTGCTCTGCATTAGTACCTGCTGGCAGGCGGATAGCATCTGTAGCAGTTATATCTACGGAGACGACCGGTGTAGTCTTACCGATACCGAGTTTGCCGGTGCTATCAACCACAACTGGTGATGAGTCTGGATTGGAGGAGTCTTCAATCAGAAGCGCGTTACCCGCGCCAGTCTGAGTGACTCTAAGGGCAGTGCTAGACGAAGCCATAGACACCACAGTTGGACCCGTAAGAGTACCGCCTGTGAGGGGGAGGAACGACGCTGTAAAATCAGGGATAAGCGCAACTGACAGCTGTGTGCGGGTGATACGTTTGGTAGTATCTTCGCTAGTATCAAAGATAACAAGGCTATCATCGCTGGATGATGCAGCGCCTGTAAGTGCGTCAAGACCTGGAATACGTTTTGCTGTCATCGTAGACTCCTATGGGAAAAGCAGGGGTCGTAACCCCTGCTCTATTTTACGAAGCCATGATTACCCAGTTAGTACCATCGCTAACAAGTTCAGCCCAAGCGCCAGCAGAAGCGGCAAGGATTGCCGTGCCTGCAGTAGCCGAGTTGGCTGGAGCCACGTTGCTAGACGCTGACACAACAGTGTAAGCAGCAATAGTCTTGATAGTGATAACACGGCCAGTGGACGAAGAAGCCGCTGGAAGCGTCACAGTGATAGAAGCCGCGCCATTACAAATAATATAACGATCATTAGCCCCCACTGTGAACGATGCAGTCTTTGTAACAGGTGCTGCACCGGTAACAGTCAGTGTATTGAAGGTAGCTTTTCCGCTGTTAATAGTAACATTATCCAGCGCAACGCCCGTATAAAGACCCATTTCTGCCTCCTAAAAAGGAGGTGGGGCCAAAGCCCCACCATTTTATGCGCTAGGGATAGTGCCAAGATCGGCACCCAGGTTGATAACAGCGATAGACACCTTAATGCTAGCTACGTCAATGTTATTGGTATTGACGGTCATCACAATATTGGTGTTAGCCGTAGTATACGCTGGAGTAGTAGCAGCGGCAGTTGTCAAGGCAGCAGCGTTCACGCTGAACGTCGAAGCGAACAACGTCAAAGAACCTGTGATACCAAGGTCAACAGTACCTGCTGCGCCTTCTGCAGTGATAACGGTAGCACCGCCACCCAGGATGAGAGCACCTTTCGGGATCACACCAAGGACAAGAGTGTCTGTAGCAGCCAGGGCTGCTACACCTGCTGCCGAACGTGCTGCTGCAATCTTAGCGAAATCAATAACAATTTCGTAGACTGAGACGCGGTTCGTATAAGGGGCTGGAAAGCCAACAGTACCCTTATTGAACCCATAGGAATCGGTATATGCGGTCATAACGGGTTCTCCTTATGCGAAGGTGCAAACAGCAGTAGCAAGGGCTTCAGGCTTCACAACCTTGTACCCATACACTTGCAAGCCACGGATAATGTCACCGAAAGTGGTTTCCGAACGAATGGTTTCCATTTCGGTCATCTGAGAAGCGAACGTAAAGCCCATCTTAGTACCAGCGATGAGGCTATACTTTGAAGACGAAACGTTAACGTTGTGGCTCACATAGAGAGTGAAGCGATCAACCATACCGAGACGACCATTACGGATTGGCGACATGCTGTCACCGGTAATGGAGGCATCCTTCAGTTCCGACTTCTTGATCAGACCAGCCATACGAGCGGGGATGACAACGAAGCGACCCTGCTCAGGGCAGTTGGCTTCATCAAGAACAGTACCCAGATCGACGATAAGATCAACCACGGAGGTCGTGCCGCCAGCACCATCTTTAGTGACAGTGAGAGGAGAGGCAGTGGAACCGAGGTTAAACGCGGCTGACTGCTGACCAGCAGTAAGACCCTTATTATAGGCACTGATGTCAGGCAGGATGTCGGTCAGAACGCGCTGGTCGATCTTGACCTTCATTTGCTCGGAAGCATCTTTAGACCACATATCCATCAGCTTAACGTCAGACTGAACTTTATCAATGTCATCTTCAACGCAAGCGAAGTACTCGCCTTTGTCGATGAGCAGCTGCAGCTTTGGCTTGTCTGGGTTTTCGACAACGAGATTCTGACCCTTCACGTAATCACGGATCGTGATATTTGGCTGGGTACGAATGTTAACAGTGTCACCCTGATTGCGGATTTCACCTTCGTAGTCGGTGTTGGAGATAGCAGCCAACACGGTTGCATCATAGAAATTTTCGATCAATTTGCCGGACCAAATCTCAGGGATAAAGTTGCCTGAGTAATTGGGACGGCCTGGTGCGACAGGATACGCCATGGTTTGTGACTCCGTTTAACCGTTAGCGACTATGCGATTTTCTTTCTGGGCAGAAAAAATATCGCGCTCGATTCGGTCGCGTTCAGCTTCCTTACCATGATAAACTCCCTTCCGAACGTCGTCAAAGAACTTAGCAATGTCCTTTGCCGAGTAAGTCTTAGCCTGTTGTTCTGCAGGAGCACTGCCCCCACGGCTACGACCAGGAGATACTTGTTTATCAAGTTCGGACGCTGCTGCGTTCCGAGGTGATTGAGCAACAGGTTGGCCATTAATATCCTGCCAAGTGTAGAAGAACGAAGCTACGCGCCTAACATCCATGTTACGCTGAGCATCCTCAAGATAGGTCTGACGGGAAATACCTGTCAGCGGGTCAATCTCAAGTAGCCAGTTCTGAAAGTTTCTATCTGCGTTAACTTCTTTCCACTGGGGATAGACCGCTGATAGATCATACCAGAAACTTTGCTCTGCGCTAACTGCCTGCCTATGGGCTACCTGTTCAACTTTCGGAACTACGCTAGTCTGCACCTGACGAATCATGTGCTCCAGTTCTGCGATGCGATTTTGGTAAACCGCAGTCTCTTCTTTAGTCACGCGCCGCATGACATCAATGGAGTCGCCGTATTCCTCAACGTCTTTATCAGTAACAATTCTATCAAGCGTCTGCTGCTGTTGGGCAGGTTGGCTTGCCATAGTAGACAGCAACTGTTCTAGTTGCGATAACCTATTGTTCAACTGCTGATTTTCCATCCTAAGACGGGCAGTATCAGCGTTGTACATACCTTGCAGAGTACGATACCTCTGCTCAGTCGTATCTTCCGACCCGGTGTCCGAACGCGTTTGCTCGTTACGCTTGGACTCAGGTGCAACTTTCTCGGCACTGTCGGCTTGCGAAGTCTGTTCTTGTGTTTCGCCCGCTGCTTCTACTTTAGCTTCAGCGTCGGCGTTAACATCCTCGTACAGTTTTGCGATAGCCTCAGACTGACGACGAATTTGCTCTGGAATAGCCATTAGAACGCTCCTCTCGGTATGCGTAGGTTAAAGGGTCAGCTACCTAAGCGAGGTTGTGCTGTTAGTTCTGGTGAATCTTGTAATAACTTATATAGCTCTGTCAAGACCTGACAACGACCTTGTGCGACTTGAACACTAGAATTTCCCACATTTGGTAGTTGTCTAAGCTCATGTTGGTACCAATTCTGCACCCAATCAGTGAATACAGGATTGTACTTAGCCACATTAGCAATAGCGGCAATCTGCTCTGGGGTAGGCCGAATCATGCTGCCCCTGTCTGCTGATTGCTTACTGTGTTCAAACCACCCGCTTTATCACCGGACATGCTAACCTTAGCTGGTGCTGGCTGTTGCCCCTGTGGTTGCCCTTGTGGCTGTTGTTGCGCTTGTTCTTGAATCTGCTTTAACTGGTTGGTATAGTTTAACTTATCACGGCTGGGTACGATCTGATCCACAGGCATCTGCAAACCTTTAGCCACTTCACGAAGGATAGCAGCGCGACCATCAATACCAATAATGCCCATGTCAATCTCGTTACCTGTAGCATTAAGGAACTCGACACGGCGAACGTTGACAGTCTCACGGACAGCAAGATTGGTAGCGCCGCGAGGAATGATCTGCAGATCACCCTTGATCTCGTCATCAGGGTCATACCGCATGTTGTAGACAAACTGCCGACTGACAATCGGTTTAACAATGTCCATGTCGATGTGCATAACGACCTGACGGATACCCTTACCTGCGGCACCCATAAGCATAGAAAGGCCGGACGACGTACGCCCTGCGCCCTGCACATTTGTGTCGCCATAGATGTAGGCTGGGATACCGGAATGATCGTCAGCCATGCGGCTGAACTTTTCATATACAGCCATCAGGGTTGTGGCGTTATCAGTGGGCTGCTCAAACCGTATAGCTGGGGCAGAAGACCCAAGCGGGTCATTCAAGACCTGCCAAATCTTCCACGGGTGCATCTGTGTGATGTCCTCGTTAGGAGGAATACGTTCAAGATTAACCTCAACCTGGGGACCAGACGCAATCCCCATGTTATTAACCAGCGCACGGGCAGCAGCGTTACAAATACTCTGCAAATCTTCGATAATTTCGGGGATAGAACGCCCCCAAAACGCTCCTGGCATCTTGATAAACGAGGTTTTTGCGTAGGGTTTTTCGCCTAACGGGTCGTAATTAAGGGTAGATTTGATGATATAATTACCCACCATCCACACATTTGCGTCGTATTCGCGGTCCTCATCAGGGATTTCTTCCTCAGTCATACCCCAATCGCGCAACATTCTGCCACTTACTTTGCCCCAGAACTCAAGCGCATCGTACAAATCAGTCGGGCGCATCTCGGTATAGAACTTACGTTCTTCCTGCTCGCGCTCAATATACGTAGTATCCGCTACCCATGACTGGGATGGACCCTCCTCAAGAACTTTGCGGACAGCTTGGTCATCGTATCCTGGAGCGCCGATAAGATTAGCTAGATCAGTGCGTGTCAGCTTGTGGTGCTCAAACAGATACCCGTCATTAATGCGGGTAATACCTGGCTCAGGGTATATATTGAACGGACTAACCCGCTCAAACTCAGGAGCAAGGCGCTCTGCTGGCTCAACCAGCATCTTGCCATCGGGGCCACGATTATAGATTAGATGCCGCTGGCGGCGTACCACTGGCCCTTTAATAAAGGCACACGGAAACGTCACAAGATCAGTGATGAACTCATTGAACGCATCAACCCACCCACCTTGGGCAAACTGGTCATCAATGCGAATCTTCATGCGCTCGGAACGATTGGTAGCCTCTTGCAAGAGTTTGAACCTAAACTCCTGCTGCACAAGTTCTTTCATCTCAAGCATCTGAGACTTGGACGGTGCTTGCCCGGTTGCCTTGATCATCTGCATAACTTGTTCAGCAAACGCAGATTTAATCTGCTCCATCTGATCTGGAGCTAAATCAGGGATTGGCGTTGGCTGCATATCCCACGGAGGGGTACCAGCATCCAAGAGAATGTCACGCAGCCAGCTCTCAGCGGCTCGGCACTTTATCTCGGTCAGCATCATGTAGACGTCTGACCCGCCCTGATCACGGATAGCTTTCAGCTTATCAGGATCGTACTCCCCGTTACGCTGACGCATTGCGCGTAGCATAATCTGTTCGATAGGTTGCTTGGCAATACGTGCTGCATCCCAGCACTCACGTAAATATGCACCAAGCCCAAGAAGAACGTCACTCTGTTGCCTAGCTTGAAGTTCAGCATCCAGCCTTTGCTTTTCAGCACGATCAAGTTGTTCGTTGCTTACGACCCGCAAAACGCTGAGACCAGCCATACTTAACCCCTAAGAGTAACGATTACGTTAATGCTATTTGCGGACCCGCTTGTTACAACCGGTTTAAGATAGGCTGCGCTAGACTGGAACTCAAAGATAGCCGCAGCTGTAGCACTGAGTGCTGTACCAGCAGCAGACCGGTCTTTCATAGCAAAGAACGTCGTATTGTCGTTAGATGAGTTAAGCGCAACGGTAGCACCGCCAAATGTACCGGAAATCTGTACCGCAGCATTACGAGCCTGCCCATCGCGTACAGCAAATGCAACGAGAGTGTCGCCGGTAACGATGCCAGTCCAAATTACATACGGCACACCGTCTGCGGTTACTTTAACCGAGGGGGTAACTGTCGCCATGGAAATCCTCCTATTGCGCGTTTAGCGAACAATAGACCAAGTTATATAATACTGCAACTCCCATAAAAGGTTCCCTGTGTGGACGGGCGTTAACACAGGGAACCAAGTTGGGAGTGGAGCAGGGCGGGGAGAACGCCCTGAGACAATATGGCATAACATAACATGGTATGCAACTTAGAATTTCCTTGAGTATCCAATGCTCAAGGAATGACTTGCTTTACCTTCATCTTTCTGGCGACCGTATGTAAGCGACACTTCGGAGTCATTACCCAAATCACGACTGATGGATACCTCGTTGACACCGCCACGCTTAATCGTCTTATTGCCGGATGGGGTCTGCAACCTAACCTTAGAGTAGTCTACGCCTACTCCAATGTTGTAGTCGCCAACTGGAACATTCACTGTACCGCCACCGGCAACACCGGAAACTCTACTGACATTACCTGGACCAGAAGTGCCGGACGGGATAGACCCGCCACTGACTGATACGGTCTGTGGGCCGGAGTCCTCTTCGGAGTTGTCACCCTCCACAACGCCGCCCTTCTTATAGGACTTGAGTTTGCTACTACTGCAAACCCGCGACAAAGATTTATTAGAATAGGTTTTCATACTAACCCCCGTGTGATATGCTAGGCATATCATGTCCAACCAACTGAAGCAATCGGCTTAATATCCCTACGCGCCACAACATACCCACCATCACTCACGGTAGAAATATGCAGCATAAGATATTGAAGTGCCTCGGCTACGTGACTGTGCTTGTTCTTATCAATGTCACTGTCGCCCTTGGGCTTGAACCTGTACCCGCCCATCATGGCAGCTTTAAGCTGAGTGCAGCTAGGGTCCACAAGGAACGCGGGGTCACCGTCAACCTGCCGCATCAGGTAGTCGTCCACGGAACTTATCCGCGCAGACACGTTGTTGGTCTTAGCCGGTATTACTTTGAACCCTTCAGCTTTAATAATATCGACTGCGCTCCGTTCGTCGGTCTGCGCCCTCTGAACCCCAGCCGGGTCCGTTACTATAAGGACTGGTGCGCCGCTGAACTTCTCGAAGAGCAACGGTTTCAAAATCGTCCTTACGAAACGCTGTATCCCCATGTCAAAGCTTACAGCCTCCGCTAGCACAAGTGCGCGACCACGCGCATCCTGCTGACCAATGACCGCAGCTGGCGTTAACCCCAAGTCCATCCCAATCACGATGGGCCGAACCCCGGTTGATATATAACGCAACTTCTCCCTAGCCATGTGGTAGTCCGGCCTGAAGTATTTATACACAGGCATCCCGGCGGAACTCATCCCATACTCGCCGTCAATGTACACGCGGATATACTCTTCCGACCGACCCTGTGTATCGTAGTACCCATCGGGCAAATTCTCGATATTCTCCGCCAAATGCGTCCGCCCTGACGGCTGCTTGAAAATATCCCACCCGTTATTGTTGGGAGACACCCCATCTTTATGGTCAAGCCCCTCCATCTGGTAATACCACCACGTATCCATAGTCGGCGGGTTCGTATCGCCCCACATCCCATGCCAAGTCGGCCCTCCGTCCTTCTTGGACGGGAAACGCCCAATACGCTTAGACATGGCGTCTATAATATCAGGGTGAATGTCCCTGCACTCGTTAAACCACGCAAACGTCAGCTCCAACGAGTTCAAATTTGCCACATCATCCGCGTCATCGAGCGCCCGAAACATAATCTCGCACTCAACATCCCCCACTTTGAAGAAATACGTCTTGGTTGTGCGCATATAGTCGCCACATTCCCCCGGTGGGAACCAATCCAGGAACGTTTTGATGGTCGTATCCTGTAACTGACGCGCAGTTTCGCGCACAACAGCCGCTCTCGTCCTGCGAACCCCGTTCTGATTGGGTTCCTGCATACATGCACGTCTCACAACCTCGAAACTGCACGTAACTGACTTGCCGGACCCCACCGGACCCATCAAAACACC